TCGGTCCTTGCTACTTCTTTGTCGTATAGGTTGACTACTTCAGTAATAACTAAATCGTTCACTTCATCATAATGGAACGGGTCTAGCGCTGTGCCTCGAATTGCATCTGCAATTTCCGGATGCTCCAGGTAAAGGATATTAAAAAAGGACTGTCCTAAGCGCTCCATTTGGCGCTGAGAACGATACTCCGAAGCGGCAATAAGAAAGGATACATACTCCTCGCCTGTTGCAAATCGCGGTTTCATATGTTTATTTAACCACTAAGACGGGTGTTACACAAGAGGCAAAAGGAAGCCCACGGGTATGATTTGCGACTTTCTAGAGGGTGTTGGCACTCTCCAGTCTTTGAGCAAGCATCATTAACTGCCAACCGAATAAACTCCGCCATAGACATGCCGGTCTTCTCGGCCGACTCCTGCCAACGCTTGTGGTCAGATTCTGTAACACGTACTAGAACTTGCTTCTGTGTTGGCTCCCCAGGCGATGTGCCCGTATTCTTCTTGCGGGTAGGAGAAATAGATTCTGCAACCTTGTCCATCGCTGCCTCGATATTGTCGTCACTCATTGGGTAACCTTTCGTCTACTACCTCGGCATCGACGATGTCATCGTCTACCTGGATGTTTTCTAATTGCTTTGTCTTGTTAAGTATCGAATCAACGTAATCTGCAGGCATAACACCTGACTTACCCATCAGTTCGAGAAGCTTACGCGCTTCTGACTCAGGACTAAACTCTTCTGCTGCTGACCTAGGAAGAGCGCCAGCCAACACAGCACGGGCTGGAATTCTCTCTCCAATGTCTACATTCACGTTCACGCTCTGCTGGTCCATGCCCAGAAGCTTTGCGCGTCTATCCATAATCGACAAAACGGATGTGATGGCCTTTAGGTCTGGTTCTATCTGGACTTCTGTCCCATCATCTTGCGTTACTTTGCGATGCTGCGTCATGGGCCATATCGCCTGCTGAAGAGCATCCAAACGCTCAAGCTCCATGCGAAGGACTTCCGGGTAAGCCAACAGGGCTTCCTGGTTTAGTTTCTCCAACTGTCTAGAAATAGCGCTTGTAACAGCCTTAGTGGTAATACTGAACCTGCGAGCTATTTCTCCATGAGGCACGCCAGCTTGGCGCATCTTGAAGATTCTCAAGTCGCGCTCGGCTAAGAACTCACGTGTCAAGCTGTTGGATTTTTCGGTCATTTGCTACCCTAAGAGTGTTTACTAAATTCTAGTACCACAAAGGGCCAATCTGTGCCACGAGCCATCTGCTTTGGCCAATCACGCTGGTCACGGGCTCCACGGAAGTGCCCAACGTTGTAGACATACCCGCCAGGGTTGGTTGGGTCTGGCGTTAAAGCAAGACCAAACTCGGGCCAACGTGACCAGACAGACGAACCGAACGGGCGCAAGTCACGTGAACCCATAGACCCCAAGGGGGCGTGATGTTCAAGCCACAAGGCAACGCCATAGACGTCGCGAATCATGTCCAAATACTTTGCCACCTCAATTGCCAGTGCTTCACTAGTACGGGTGCCGCTGTCGACAAATGACTTATACATCGGGCCCATGCAAATAAGCTGAGGCTTGATGGTTTCAATATAGGACTCCAAAAGAACACGGTCCTTAGTGCTCGTTAGGTCTAGCCCGTCTGGCTTCATGAGCATGTGTGCATCTACGTGCTTTGCCCCTGAATGCTTTATGGCTTGCAACATGATGCTACGTGAGGTGCGGCGGATAATGCGCTCAGGGTTTTCTAGGTCAACTGTTAGCGTTCGGACGGGTGGGATTTTCTGGAAGGTGAATGGGTGTATCCCAGCCGCTGCACAGATTGCGACTTGGCGGGCCAGCATTGTCTTGCCGACGCCTTCCGCTGCGACAACCATAACGCGCTCGCTGCGTTCGAGAATGCCTGGAATAACCCAATCATACGAATCATCTTCTGCCTCCTGGAGAAACTCTTGCCAGTTAACTAGTCGCCCTGGTTGGCCTGTTACATGCTGCGTGTCTGCGCTATTCAGCAACACCACGGAACGATTTATCTTCTGCTGAAGCGTCAGCTTGTTCTTATTAAATACATCGATGATTTGCTCAAGAAGATTGTCTTCTGGAGTGTCTTCTGTTGGTTCTTCAAGCTGCGGCATTGTCTCTGCGCGCTCATAGAACCCAAGCTCGATTAGGTCGTCAATGTCTTTACCAGAGACAATATGGTCAGTGATGTCTTTTGCTGTTGGAGACATCCAAATATTGCAACCTCGTGCACCAGCAGCTTGTAGCTTTGCCGCTACAGCCAAAGCATGTTGCTTGCCTACTTCATCATTATCGGCGATGATTTCCACATGTGCTGCAGAAAGAACATCAGTGTATGACTGCTCCCACTTTCCTGCGCCACTATCCATGGTTGTCCCACAGATACCCATCTCTGCCAATGTGTCGGCGTCTTTCTCGCCCTCAACAAGCCACACGGGTTCGCCTGCTGCGATTGCCTTAACTACCTCAGGGAGACGATAAAGAACACGACGTACAAGCGGCTCTTTTAGGTTCCAGATGTATTCACCTGGGTTGCCTGGGTCTGGCTGGCGATTAGCAAAAGATTTGCCGCCATCATCTAGTCGGAAGCGCACCTTTTCGTACAGAAGCGTGCCCTCTTCGTTGTAGTACGGGTATACCTTTTCAATCTTCTTACCTACGTTGCGCTTAGTAGACGCACTACGGGTGTCTTGCTGGAACTTAGGAGCGGGCACCCAGTCGTCATCGCTCTCTGAGAACAACTCGCGTGCCTCTAGGCCGATTGATTTACATATCTCATCAAGCGAACATGAATTGCCGCGATGACAATGCATTAGCGCCGTTCCCTCGTCGTTTTGCGAAATAGCAAGCGAAGGATTCTGGTCATCATTGCGACATGGGCAGCGCGCCATCCATTGGTTGCGGCCTGTCTGACGCACACCCTCAAGAAGACTTAGTACTGTGTCTACGGGTTTAGAGATACTGCTCATGAATCGCAATCTTTGTAAATAGTTTCAGAGTGCCGTTAGCTTTTCTTCGGCGAGCTATCTCGTCACGTGCATCGATGTTAAGCCCACCCCAAATGCCATGTTGCTCTTGGGCTGATATTGCATACTCTAGGCATTCTGTACGAACATGACAACCCGAACAAATTTCTTTTGCAACAACAGTATCGCGCGCACGCGCACCTTTAGCGTGACGCTCAGGAAACCACCAGTCAACCGGATATCCGATGCATGCGCCATCCTGTGGCGGTTTCTCTTCAAATGGGATAACCCAACGAATACCCGACATAAGCCTCCTTCGATTGAAATACGAAGGATAGTTGCGCTTTGCGCGAAATGCAATGACTAGTCGAATATTTCTGCTACGCGTCGTATTGCGTACGCAACTTTTTCGCGCAGTGATGTTTTGATGCCCAAGTGTCGCTCGACAAAGTCCTGTGCACGCCGGTTTGAAACAGCCGTGATTTCATAAACCATATCTCGGTAGCTGTCTGAATTAATAAAGTTTTCCCATAGCAACGGGTCAAAGCCATCATATCTATGGAATGTCATAGACTCCAGACCGTCCTTGTCTGCGATTATCTCTAGACGCCAGTTGGTTTGTTTTTCAATAGCTAAAAGAAGGTCTGTCATTGCAGCGACACCATCATTGTCAAACGCCGCCTTGACAAAAGTGTTTATTTGGCGCTGCCGATGCATTACCCAAGCATCTTCCATCTCTTCCATCTCTTCTTCCGAGAGAGAGTCGGTGCTTATTTCTATATCGTCGTCGTCGTCTTCCCAGTCGAACATATCGTCATTGAAAAAATCACGGAAAGACATTTCATTAGTTTAGCACCAAGGAGTGCGTCAACAACTTTTTCTGAGTAACACTTGATGTGTCGTCCATTGACGCAATGGCATTACTCACTTTGTCATCAGTTCTATTGTGGTCTAGGTATTCAGCCACTGCGTTATACAGTGACCAACCATTGAATCCGTAGCTTCCGGCATTGCGTTCATTAACGTAAATCCCCAGCACCTGGTCAAGCAGTTCTTCCCTGTTCTTCTTCTGTCTAGAGGATTCATCGCGTTGTGCAGGGAAAACGCCATTCAATACATCGCTCAGCTTCTTGCTGCGCAATGGTGCGCTCACGGCAAGCATTCTTTCCGCTTCAGCACGGAACTTGTCAGACCATGTTGTCGATAGATGCAATACAGTGCGAGCATCTTCGATAACTGTGTCAACGTTTCTTGTGTGGCGTGCTGTGAATACACGCTGTGCATTCTTGAGACCAAGTACGACTGTGTTATTACACACGGCCCTAATATCCGTATTGGCATACCGAATAGGCCACACACCGTCATGACCGGTTGACACGACCAGGTAGCGGGCTATTTTGTCATTGATACCTGCAGGGTCGACGAAAGCTGCACTCAGTTCAATGGTCGCAAAGAATCTTGCTCCGCCCCTGAGGCAGCCAACAGTATCCATAACCGCATCGTCTGGAGATGCCCCTACTACGGCAATAGCCCTCTCTAAAACTTCCCTGTTTTGACGCACCACATATCTGGTTCCAACCGTTGCAAGTGGCTCAATAGACCCATCAGTGTTCTGCCGCACTGTTGCCCGACTATCGTCAATGATGACCACGGAACCGTCTGAATTGCGTATCAGTTCCCCATTATCGTCCACTGCGGCTACGCGTGTCAGTAGCACATCATAGTCGGCTTCTGCGGCTTGAAGCATGGCGTCAACCGTCTGTAGGCCATCCATGGGAGCACCAAGTCGATGCCAAGGAATAACCCTGTCCCCACCTAGGGCGTAAGCCATCCTAGCCTTGCCTGTTTTTGTGAAATCCAGTTCATGAGCCATATAAATTCACCTGGGAGTCACAATAGCAGCAAGGGTTTGCGGGGGGCGGAAGATTTCTTGTGATAAGGGGTTGCAAATCTCTCAAACTCATGTTTATCCTATATCCAGCTTCGACACAGTGTTGAAGCCTTACTTGAAGGAAAACCTATGAGTATCAATGGTTCCGATGCGGCGAAGACATCCGCAACTGGCACGGCAGAGACCGTGAAAATTGCGAATACTGGTGTTCAGACGCTTGGTTCGTACCGTCAAGACGGCCGTGGGCTGACAATGAATGACATCGTTGTTATGTCTCTCACCCAGCCAGGTTCCGTCATGAAGACAACCGTTACCCCAGAACTTGCTCAGGCAATGCTTGAGACCATTAACGGGGAAAACCGCCCACTGTCACATGCACGTGTCAAGCAGTATGCAGATGTACTCACTCGCGGGCAGTATGTGTTCAACGGAGAGTCAATCCAGGTCGGAATTAAGGCAGACAACACCTTGGTTCTCTTGAATGGACAGCACCGCCTCAGCGCATGCGTAACTGCGGGTGTCTCCTTTGAGACAGTCCTTGTATTGGGTCTTCCCCATAACGTCTTCTCCACGATTGACCGTGGCAAGACTCGCAGCTATGCAGACGTTTTGTCCGTTGCTGGATACAAGAACACCCACAACATTCAGCCCGCTGCACGTATCCTCGTAGCGATGGAGGCTGGATTCAGCCCGACCGTTCGCTCTACGCTGAACCTCGTCACAGCAGAAGACATCCTGCGTTTTGTTGACGCCAACCATGACTTGCTTCAGGAAGCGCATTCAGTTTCCTGCCGCATTACCTCTGTTGTTGGTGGCGTCAATAGCGCATGGGTTATCGCCTACTGCGTGATGCTCCAGGAACGCCAGAAAGCTGGTCACAGCGGTATTGAGGTTGCTCAGTTCTGTCACGCAATCGAGACAGGTGTTGGCTTGTCGTTTGGTAACCCAGCCTTGGCTCTCCGCCAGTGGTTTGGTCGTGGCGGCTCGAAGCGTAAAGGCCAGTCAGGCAAGAACGTGTTGGAAGCAGCAACCATCATTACAGCGTTCAACAAGTGGGTTAATGGCGACCAACTCCAGATTGTGCGCCCATGGTCGCAGGACTCAACTGAGTTCCCGTCAGTAAACACCTCGCCTCTCAGCCCAACAGCGAGCTGGCACTAAATACCCATAGCGATAATTGCGTCCAGTGAGGCGCGCTCGCTATAATCGGTTGTACCACCGTCGGGAAAAGTTCGAACTCCCGGCGGTGGACTTCCAGGAAGGAAAATATGCCTGTTGAATATGGCCACGGCCACAAAGAATATGTCTCTAGCGACAGCTCTACTGTTACTCAATACACAAAGTGGTTTGTCCTTAATAACTACGAGTACGTCATCCATTTTTCTAACAACAAGTTCACGATTCACGCCCATAGCCTTACAACAGGGGTTACAACGAAGTGTGAATCTGGAGATAGCCTTGAACAGGCCTACCAAAACGCCTACTCGAAGCTTCGCGACCTCATCAAGGAGGGGTAATGCAAACATTTGTTCCCTACGCAGACTTCCAGAAGTCCGCCAAAGTTCTCGACTATCGCCGTCTTGGCAAGCAGCGTGTTGAAACTCTTCAACTTGTACGCTGCAACCTAGATGTATCAATCGGGTGGAAAAAACATCCCGCTGCAAAGATGTGGGCAGATAACATCAACGGGCTTATCGCCTATGGAGTTGCTATGTGCGACGCATGGCTTGACCTTGGCTACAAAGACACATGTCGTGACAAGCTTCTTTCTTATGGAGAAGCAGATGCCAATGACCTGCCGTTCTGGTGGGGGGATGAGGCAGTACACAGTTCGCACCGCTCCAATCTTCTACGTAAAGACCTGGCTTTCTACTCTCAATGGGGATGGACTGATGACCCGGCAGCTCCATATGTTTGGCCAGAAATAGTGTCAGCATGACACGTCAACGTTTGTTCCTCGATATCAACTGCGTGGATGCGGCGCGAGAAAGAATGCGACATGTCTATGATACTTTTGATACTGTTTGTGTTCAGTTTTCTGGAGGAAAAGACAGCACAGCTGTTCTCTACCTGGCTAAAGAGATTCATGAAGAACGAGGACTTGGACCAGTAAAAGTCATATTCCGAGATGAGGAAATGGTATCCCCTGCTGTCATCAAGTTCATTGAAGAGGTCCGCGAATACGACTGGGTCGACATGGAGTGGTACTGCCTGCCGACCGGCCAAGAGGTGTGGGTACTAGGTCGTCGCGAATATTGCCTTCTGTGGTCGCCTTACAGGGCTTCACAAGGTCGTCTAGTGAGAGAGATGCCCCCATACGCAATACGGGCAGAGCACTTCGGGTTAAACCCATCAGAAGTGTTGCCACAGTCAATCGACTACTACACAATGCAGGGCAAAAAGGGTCGAGTTGCATTCGTAACGGGTGTTCGTGCGAATGAATCAATGATTCGCTATCGCTCGTGTGTGCAGAAACTCCACGAGAACTACATTGTGACGCCCTACAAGATGAAGAAAAACATCCCTCTTCGGTTTGCTAAAGTTATATATGACTGGACAACCGATGACGTGCTTAAGTTCATTACTGAAGAGCACGGTGCGTCGTACTGTGAGTACTATGACCGCGCTGCGATTACAGGGTCTAATACCCGGGTTGGTATACCTCTCCATGCTGTGGCAATTCGAAGACTCAATGATGTCTGCCGTACGGAGCCAGATTTCTATGACCGACTCTATGAATGCTTCCCCCACATCGACGCCCAACGACGACTTTGGGCAGACTACGACCTAGACGCAAGAATCATGCAATACGCATCTGCGGGTTGGGATGGTGTCCGTCGTTGCATTGAAGAGAATGTAGTGACTCCTGGTCTCCGCAACAGAGCTATGGCTTACTGTTCAGAGTTCCGCAAAAAGCACAACAAGGACCCGCGCTCTTACCCGTTGCATTGGTTAGTGCGCAACCTTCTTATTCATGAGTTCAATGTCAGTGCCGTGACACCTATCGGGCCAGGTACTCGTGCTTACACAATTCAGGCAGAAATAAACGAGTCACTTGACCGATTTGATGAGATTGTTGATAGCTGAAGGTCCAAGAAAAACCATCGCTTGAGAAACGCTCAGCGACCCGTTGTCGCTTTCGGTAACAATCAACTCAACATCTGCCACAGTCACACCAAGTGCTGCTGCCAAAGATGCTCTAGTTCTTCCGATATCTTGCTCGTAAGACGCAATTTCCGTAGCTAGTTCGTCATGGATGTCTGCAACGTCTACGAAGACAGTTGGCTTTACAGCAAGCTGGGTCAGTGTCTCCTGGGCTATTTGTGCCTTGACACATCCGGTACATGAGATGGCGCTCGTGGCTGCATGTCTCTTGCGCACCTCTGTGTGGCCGCACTCAAGCTTATGGAGATACTCAACGTTTCCCCAACTCCCAGTCTTGATGATGTCAAGGACATTTCGCTGCGGTGCGCTCTTCTTGTTAATCTTCATCGTCGTCAAACATATCAACGATTATGCGTGAGAATTCGAGGAAAGCTGGGGTAATCCTAAAAAGAGGTTCACCATCGTCGTTGTCCCCTAGGTATTCAACAAGCCCATTTTCGAGCATGAAAAAGATTTGCCACTCGGTTTCCCACTCGGCGTCATCCATCCACTCCATTTATCTTGCTCCGGCGCAGGCCTTCGGCAAGAAAATCAAGTACGAGCTGTTGATTTCCATCACTAAATTCTACATCGCTACCTTCGGTTGCTTGATTCACAACGTCGCGCTTCGACTCGATAAGCCCATAAATCTTTTCATCGATAGTCCCTTCGGCAAGAATATAGGTGGACATCACTGAGCCCTTTTGTCCAAGACGATGACACCGACTGTATGTCTGGTCGACGTCGGCGGGCGTCCATGGCATTTCAACGAAGACGACATCCTGCGCCGCTGTGAGTGTGTGCCCAGTCTTGGCGGCTTGAATTGATAGAACCATTACGGGTGCTTCGTCAATGGATGCGGTTTGAAAGACACGCTTGTTCTCTTCGACTTCTTCGACTTTCATGCCGCCTTGAATTTTTAGACCCCCATACTTCTTTGCAATGAGGTCAACTATTTCACGGTGATGGGCAGCAACAACAACCTTGTCCCCGCCAGCCAGCTTCCCGTCAATCCATTCAAAGACGGTATCCATCTTTGCTTTTGCGGCTAGTCGGCGCAGAACAGAAATGCGAACTAGGTGTTCATTTGACTCTGCTTTGATGCGAGCTACGACAGCAGCGGAATACGGGGACTTGCCGAGCTCTTTAGCCAACTCTTTAGCGCGATTGGCCATGTATTCAATAATGTCGTCTTCGGCTTTGGTGTACTCGGCCATGGCTGTCGGGTTGGGCGCAACGACAATCTTTGAGTGACGCACTGGCGGCAACTCTTCGAGAACGTCGGCTTTAATACGACGGATGTAGCACTGACTACGCAGCATGTCGTTGAGTTCATCAAGATGAGACGAGCCATCGATATGCCACTGCCCGAATCTGTCACGGAAAGCCGCACAGTAGCGTCGATAGAAACCCCATAGGCCGCCAAACTTGTTGAGGTTACCTAAGATATCAAGCTGCGCTGCGTATTCGGCTGGGCGATTAGTGATTGGCGTACCGGTTAGGCACAACACTATTCCTTCCTTTGGCGCAGACCGTGCCATCTTGATGGCTGCTTTTGTGCGTTTTGCTGTCGGCGTCTTTGCGTAGTGGCTCTCGTCATAGACGTATGACCGATGCCCCTTAAGATGGTTTTGCCAGTGGTCAATATTGCTATACCCTACAACGACAACATCGTAAGTGCCTGGCTCCGGCAAATCTTTGCGGTTTGTCACCGTTGCGACTCGTCTATGTGGCAGCCACTTTTCATACTCCTTGGCCCAGTTGAGCACCAACGTCGGCGGGCACACAACTACTGCTGGATAGGAGTCATGGACATATTCAAGAGTGGCAATGGCCTGCATAGTCTTCCCAAGCCCCATGTCGTCTGCGATAAAGCAGCGGCGAGCATTGGCGGCATACTTGACACCAGCCCGTTGATACGGAAGAAGATTTCCCTGTAGTCCTGGTATTTCAATTTCGGCATCCTTGGCTCGCGATGCTGCGATGGTTTCGTTTTTATTCCGTTCCATAACACCAGCAAGCGCCCGAACGCGTTCGGCTATGGGTTCATCAAACTTCTCCGCCCATGCGATGGCATCATGAATGGCGGCAAGCGGTACACGCCATGCTTTAGTGGGCGGATGCCATGTTACTGACGGCAACGACTTAACAGACCGGACCTTTACCGGGTCATAGTTGAAGCTTAGATAGACCCAATCGTCGTCGACATAAACGCCTTGGGCTTTATTGGTTGACTCCGGAAGGTTGAATTTGAGAACTTCGTTATCAATTTTGAACCGATTTGACTCGGCAAACACTCTTGCTTCGTTGAGGCTGGTCATGGGTATACGCCATACTTTGGCGACCTTGTCCCATTTTGCTCCCGGCACAGCTTTTACCTGTGCTACCTGCTCAGCGTTATAAGGGAAGGACGCCGCTAGGTGGTCGTCCCATAAAAAGAGAGTGCTATCATCCATTGCGATACCAATTCTAATCTGCTGAGGAATAAAAAACAATGGGCGAAGAGCGGTTTTATGACCCTGAAGACGTGGCGCGGTCTTGGACAGAACTACACGTGGCTCTTAATGCTGGCTACAAAAACGACACCCACACCCTTGAGTACCTTGAATTATTGCAGGCGGTCAAATGGATGCTGCCACGCCTCATGGCATACATGTCCGAGGATATATGGTGCGCCGGATGGCTTATGGAACTAGATGAGGTTCTTCCCAAGCAGTTCCCTGCCATTGACGTTGCCGCAAAGCACCTGGGAAGTATCTGCACCTACTGGGATGGCAACGACAACAACGAAGGTGAGTGGCGCAAGTATTAATCTTCGTCAGCGATGCGGTTGCGTGCTTGAGCGTTCCGTCTCGATACACGCAGATTGGCGTCGAGTCCCTTTGATGTTATCCGGTAACTACCTGGGGATGTCTCGATTAAATACCCGAGCCCCACAAGCTTCTTAACAGCCAGTCGAAAAGATTCTTTACGCGGCGGATTGCCTAGCCTGAACTCACAGTAGACATCATGTGTGAAGTAGCCAGGCGGACGAACACGCACGGTAAAAGCCGCGTAGCCCAAAATGGTTTCGGCCCAGGAATTTCTCTGGATAATTTTGTAGGGCACTCCGTAATCTGGATGTCGGTCCGACCAGAGTTTTT